GGCCCGCCGGTCATCAGCTCGGTGCCGCGGCTGCCAGCCGACCCGGCGCTGGATCCGCTGGCCGGGCTGCGCGAGCTGGCCGGCCAGCTCGCCCAGGCGTACCAGGCCGAGCCGGGGAACGCGCTGCTGGCCAGGGAACTGCGGATGACGCTGCAGGCGCTCATCCCGCAGAAGCCCGGGAACTCTGACGATGACCTCAGTGACCTCTTCGCGGAGCTCGGCGGCTCCTAGGTGGGCGACGCTGGCCACGCCCGGCAGGAAGAACCTGGCCGCGGGGATCGGGAAGACCGCGGGCCTGCTCGGCTTCGGGCTGATGCCGTGGCAGCACCAGGTGAACGGTACCGCCACCGAGCTCGACGAGCACGGCCGGTTCGCCTACCGGCAGGTCGTCCTGGAGGTGATGCGGCAGCAGGGCAAGACGGTGGACCTGCTGGCGATGATGGTGGCCCGGGCGCTGCGCCGGCCGGGGACGCAGATCAGCTACACGGCGCAGACCCGGCTGGACGCCCGGCACCGGCTGCTGGATGTGTGGTGGCCGCTCATCGAGCGGTCGAAACTGTCCCGGTTCGTCGACGTGCGCCGCGGATCGGGGTCTGAGGCGTACCTGTTCCGGAACGGGTCGATGCTGGGCCTGGTATCGGGGACGCAGACCTCCGGGCACGGCGACAGCCTGGATCTGGGCGTCATCGATGAGGCGTGGGCGCAGGAAGACGACCACCTCGAGCAGGCGATGCGGCCCGCGATGATGACCCGCGACGCACAGCTGTGGGTCGTGTCCGCGGCCGGGACGGAGAGATCCGCCTACTTCCGCGGCAAGGTCGAGGACGGCCGGGGCCGCGCGGAGATGGGCCTGACGGACCGCGGTGCCTACTTCGGGTACGGCGCCCCGGACGACGCGGACCCTGGTGACCCGGCGACGTGGCGGGCGTGCATGCCGGCGCTGGGGATCACGGTGAGCGAGGAGACGGTGGCGGCGGATTTCGACCTGATGGATCTCGCCGAGTTCCGCCGCGCGTACCTGTGCCAGTGGCCGGAGGTGGCCAAACCCGGCTGGGAGGTCATTTCTCAGCAGACGTGGGAGACGCTGGGCTATGGGTGAGGCAGTGACGTTCCGGATGGTCACGCCGTACTACGCCGATGACCTGGTGACGCTGTACCTCGGCGACTGCCGCGAGGTCACGGAGTGGCTCGCCGCCGACGTGCTGGTCACCGACCCGCCGTACGGCATCGGATACAACCGCAGCCGCAGGACGTGGGCGATGCCCGCTGACCGCCCGGTCGGCATCGCGGGTGACGTAGACCCGGCGCTGCGGGACTGGGCGCTGGAGGCGTGGGGTGACCGTCCCGCCGTGGCGTTCGGCAGCCTGAAGCTCGCCCCGCCCGTCCGGACCACGCAGACCCTGATCTACCGCAAGCCGCCGGACAGCGGCACCCACGGCGCGGCGGCAGGATTCCGGCATGACGTGGAGCCCGTCTACCTGATCGGCAGGTGGCCGCACGCGCTCGGCGGGCGCTCCAGCGTCATCGAGTCCGGGGCGCGGATGGTCGGCGGCTCAGTCGGGCCAGCGGGTCGATACGGCCACCCGCACGCCAAGCCTGTGGACGTCATGGAGACGCTGATCTCGGCCTGCCCGGCCGGCGTCATAGCCGACCCGTTCGCGGGAAGCGGCAGCACCCTGGTGGCCGCCCGGAACCTTGGCAGGCGGGCGGTAGGCGTTGAAGTCTACGAACGGTACGCCGAGAAGGCCGCGCGACGGCTCGCCCAGGATGTTCTGGTGATGCCATGACTGAGTGCGCGTTCGGGATGGAGATCAGCGAGGACCGGTCGCGGTGCGCTATCGCGAAGGCGTGGCGGGAGGGCCCGGGCCGGATGGCGGTGAAGGTGGTGTGGCACGGGCCGCCGCCGGTCGCGCCGACGGTGATGGACGCGCTGTACGTGGCCGATGAGCCGGTGGAGGTGGCGCTGGACCCCAGGTCGCAGTCGGCGACGCTGTGCCATCAGCTGGGCGAGCTCGGGATCGTGGCGAAGCGGCTGGGTCCGGAGGACGTGGCGGTGGCGCACGGCGAGTTCATGGACCTGGCCGCGACGGGGCACCTGCGGCATTTCAGTCAGCCCGCGCTGACGGCGGCGGTGCGGGGCGCGCAGCAGCGGCCTTTGGCGGGGGCGCGGGCGCTGGAGCGGCGGGTGGTGACGGATCAGTCGCCGCTGACGGCGAGCGAATTCGCGGTGTGGGCGTTCCTGCGGTGGGAGGAAGTGTCCAGCCCCAGCGTCTACGTGGTCTGAGGTGCCGCTACAGGAACTGCAAATATTACGAATCTGCTGGCTGGAGGCCCGGTGCGTCTTTCCGTGATCCTCCTGGGCGTCTCCCTGCTCGGCGTGCTGGCCGGAGGGTGGCTGACCGGCCGTCTCGGGTTCGGCTTGTGCGTGATCGGCGATTCGCTGGCGGTCGGCGTGTACGCGCTGAGCCGCGACGACGGGACGGGGCGGCAGCCGCGGGCGTATGAGGTGCCCGCGGTGGCGGACGTGCTGGAAAGGTACCGGCGGGCGTCGTGAGGCTGTGGGACCGTCTCATCAGGCGTGACGGCTACTGGGAGGGCATGGCGAGCGGCGCGTCGGTCCTGACCACCACGTACGCGTCCTCCGACCGCGAGCCGGTGATGCCGGCGCTGGCGGCGTTCGCGCAGCAGGCCAACTCGGGCAGCGCGATCGTGTTCGCCGCGATCCTGGTCCGGATGGCGCTGTTCTCCGAGGCCCGGTTCCAGTATCAGGCGAAGGACGACAAGCACCTGTTCGGCAACACGGACCTGGCCAGGCTCGAGGAGCCGTTCGGACCGGACACCACGACGGGTGACCTGCTGGCCCGCATGCAGCAGGACCGGTGCCTGGCGGGCAACGCCTACATCTGGGACGCCCCCGGCGAGGACCGCCTGGTGCGGCTGCGCCCGGACTGGACCACGATCGTGTCGGAGAAGGTGCAGGTCGCCGGGGGCGGCTGGTACCGGCGGCCGGTCGGCTACTGGCACGAGCCGCCGAAGGGCGTCCTGGACTCCGGCGAGGGGTTCATGGTCCCGGCCGGCGAGTGCGTCCACTGGGCTCCCCAGCCGGACCCGGCCGCGGACTTCCGCGGCATGTCCTGGCTGACGCCGGTCATGCGGGACATCCAGGGCGATGACGGCCTGGGCCGGTACAAGATCCGGTACCTGGAGAACAACGCCTCCCCGAACCTGCTGATCAAGTACGCGCAGAAGCTGGCGCCGGGCACCGTCGACGCGATCCGGGAGCGGGCGCACGCCCGGTACGGCGGCGTCGACAACGCGTTCAAGACCCTGATCCTTGACGGCGGCGCCGACGCCTCCGTGATCGGGAATTCGCTGTCGCAGATGGACTTCTCCGGCGTGTCCGCGGTCGGCATCGAGCGGATCCTGGCGGCGGGGAACGTGCCGGGCGTCCTGGTCGGTCTCGAACCCTTGCGCGGGGCCGGGCGCGGCTACCAGGAGAGCATGCAGAAGTTCGCGAACATCTTCGCGCGGCCGGAGTGGCGGTCGGCGTGCGGGGCGCTGTCGCAGCTGCTCGACGTGCCCGCGGGAAACCGGCTGTGGTACGACACGCAGGACATCGCCGCGCTGCAGGAGGGCGAGACGGCGCGGGCGCAGGCGGCGCTCGTCCGGGCGCAGGCGGTGCTGGCGCACCGGCAGGCGGGCTGCGACCTGATGAGTGCGGTGGCGGCGGTGGAGTCCGGCGACCTGACCCAGCTGAAGCCGGCCGCGGCCCCGGCCGGGCTCCCGGCCGGGAACGTCCAGCACCTGCTGCCGCAGACCTCGCCGGGCGCGGCCGCTGACCCGCTGCCCGCCACGATGCCGCGGCTGCCGGTGGGGGCCACCTCGCCCGGCGACGGCGGGAATAACACCCGGCCGACGCCGCGGCCGGCGTCCGCGCGGCGGGCACTGAACGGAGCAGATCATGCCTGAGACCGTCCCGGTTGAGGTCCGCATGGCCGACCTGCCGCAGATGAAGCAGTTCATCGGTTCCGTCGCGGTCCTGCTCAGGGCGCTTGGCAAGTGCGGTGATCTCCCGGAGCCGGTGATGGCGGCAGCGGATCAGCTGCGGCGTGACGTGGCGGCGCTAGGCGGCCGGGACATCGGGCCGCCGCCAGGTGCTCCCGATGAGGACCTGATCCGCCGGGCGCAGCGCGAGGCGCAGGACCATCCTGGCCGCATCGTGACGGCGGACTAGATGGCTGACACGTGGGCGGCGCAGTGGGCCGGGTCATGGGCTGCCAGCGCGCAGCGGTTCAACATGAGCCACGCCCCGGCCGGGTCCGCCACCGGCGGCCAGTTCACCTCCGGCGGCGGCGGGGGCAAGAGCGGAAGCAGCAAGGGCGGCACGACCGCGGCCAGGCCGGCGGCCGGTCACTCGGCGGCCGGCCGCCCCGCCGGGCACCCGTCACCGCCCGGCGCGGCCGCGCGGAAGGCCCGCCTGCACACCCAGGCGAAGGAAGACCGGCTGAAGGCGCACCAGCTCCAGCAGCAGCTGGGCGTCCTGGAGAAGCGGGAGAAGACGGCGCACGCCGCCGCCGTGCACGCCGCCGCCCAGGCAAAGAAGGCCCACGCCCAGGCCAACGCCAACGCTAACGCCGCGTCGAGGAAGCACGCCACGGCGGCGCACCACGCGCACCGCAAGGCCAGCAAGCATCACGCCAGCCTCAAGCAGCGGATCAACGGACTGAAAGACCAGATCGGCACGCTGCTGGCGCAGGCGAAGCAGCTCGACGCGCAGGCCGCGAAGCTCTGATGGCCGCAGACAGCGGCATCCCGGGCCACCTCCCGCACCAGCTCGCCCACTGGTGGGAGCACGGCGAGGGCGCGGCGAAAATCCGCTGGGGCCAGGGCGGCGATTTCGACAGGTGCGTCCGCCTGGCGGTCGACGAGGCGCACATGGACCCCGAGCGGGCCAAGGGGTTCTGCGCGGAGCGGCATCATGCGGCGCTCGGCATCTGGCCGGCGACCCACGCGGCGATGGAGAAGCACGCAGGAAGGGCAGCGATGACGGAACCGGGCTACGACGCTGACGGCCTCGACGGCTCCTGGGACGGCGACTGCTCCGACCTGCCCGACCTCACCGGCCTGGACGTGTCCCATTTCGAGGCCGCCGAGGGCGCGGGCCCGTCGCAGGACTCAGCGTCCCGCGCCATGCCGAAGCTCGGCACCGGCAAGCGGTTCGCCAAGCTCAAGTCCTCCCTCGCCGCCAAGGGCGCCAAGGACCCCGGCGCGCTCGCCGCCTACATCGGGCGGAAAAAGTTCGGGAAGGCCAAATTCTCCAAGATCGCCGCGAAAGCACGCGGGGAAGGCGGCGCAAGCCGTATGGACCAGACCAGGCCGGCCAGTGCATCCCGCGCGCTGGTCGAGATCCGCCGTGACTGCCAGCTCGAGGACATCCACATCGTCCGCACCGCGCAGGGTGACAGCACGGGCCGCGTCGTCGAGGCATACGCCTCCGTGTTCGACCAGCCCGTCGAGATCCGCGACCATCAGGGGCACTACACCGAGGTCATCGACCGGGCCTCGTTCAACGACGTGCTCGCTCACATCCGCCGCTCCCGCGGCGGCCTGCCCGCCTCGGTGAAGGTCCTGTACAACCACGGCAAGACGATGGAAGGCGACCCCGCACCGGAGTTCCAGAAGCCGCTCGGAAAGCCGCTGTTCGTCGAGCCTGAGTCGCGGGGCCTGCTGACCCGCACCGAGTACAGCAAGACGGCGCTGGGCGAGGAAGTCCTGGAGCTGGTCCGCGACGGCGCGATCACGGCCCAGTCGTTCGTCGGCGCACTCACCCGCTCCGACCCGGAACTGCGCGGCCCGGGCGACAGGCACCGGGCGCGCAACGGGGTGCTGCCCGTCGTCCGCCGGATGGTCCTGGGCCTGCGCGAGTACGGCCCGGTCCTGTGGGCCGCCTACAGCGGCGCCGAGATCCTCGGCGTCCGCATGCAGCTCCCCGGCGACGCGCCCGAAGACCTTGATGACCCCCTGGACGAGGAGTGCGGCCCCGACGAGGAGGAGGCCGCCGCCGGGAGCGTGCCCGAAGACACGACCACGGCCAGGTATCACCAGCACGCCCTCTACCGCATGACCTCCGAGGACATGCGCAAGAAGGCGGGGCTGGTCTGGTAACCAGCCGAAAGGAGCGCGGATATGGCCGCGCTGCAGGAACTCCTCGACGAGCAGGCGAGGATCAAGAACGAGCTCCAGCGGATGGAAGACTCCGAGGAGACCACCGAGGAAGCCGACGGCGACCTCCGCGACACCCTCCTGTCCCGCTGGGAGGAGCTCGACGCCAAGACCAAGCCGCTGATCGAGCGGATGGAGAAGATCCGCAGCATCACCCGCGTCGCCGCCGACGAGGCCAACCTGGAGCGGCCCGGCGGCGAGTCGGCCGGCAACAGCGACGGCCGCTACCGGGGCGGGAACCCCGACCTGGTCATCCGGAACAACCGGGACCCGTATGACAACCTCGACGCCGTGCGGTCCCACCTGGTCCGCAGGTCCGAGCTCCGCG